CCTCGTCGAGCATGGCCTTGGCCCGGAGCATTTCCTCGCCGTCGCCGATGGCCAGGGTGCAGGGGTTGTGGATCATGATGCAGCTGACCGGCGAAATAACAACCTCCTCGCCCGCCATCGCGATCACCGAAGCCGCCGACGCTGCCAGGCCGTCAATGTAGACCGTAACCTTGCCGGGGTATTCCATGAGCATATCGTAGATTTGCGCGGCGGCAAACACGTCGCCACCCGGCGAATTGACCGCCACCATCAAATCCCCGCTGCCCGCGAAAAGCTCCGCGCGGAACGCGGCGGGGGTCACTTCATCCCCCAGCCATGTTTCCTGGGAGATTTCGCCCTCCAGCCGCAGGCGGCGGCCTATGCCGTCCAGGTTTGAAAAGTTCCAAAATTTCTTCAAGATGTGTCCTCCAGTTCTATTGAATTACCGGCAGCGTCCAGGGCTTCCAAGCTGCGCATATTGCCGTTGGCGCGGTCGACGTCGCCGCGCGGCGCGGGGTTCAAGTCCTCCAATTCGCGCACGTCGTTGATGGAGAAGAAGCCGTTTTGTATGCCCACGGCATAGCCGTCCATGCGCTCCTTGTAGGAACCGCGCAGCAGGCCGTCGAGGTTGAATTTAATAAACACGCTGCGCTTTTCCCCCGGCAGCAGCAGGGCCTGCCGCAGGCAAGCCTCCCACCGGGCAACCCACGGCCCCAGGGTGAATTTCACGAAATCCAGCGACAAGTGCTCTATATTGGAGAATGTCGCCCGGTCGAGGTCTGCGATCATCGACGGCGGCACCCGGAAGATGCGGGCAATTTCCGTTAGCTGGAACTTGCGCGTTTCGAGGAATTGGGCCTGGTCGTTCGGGATGCCGATGGTATGAAATTTGAGGCCCTCCTCCAGCACGGCGATGCTGTGGGCGTTGCCCTTGGAGAACTGCGAGTGCCAGCTTGCTTTGAGCCGCTCCGGGTCGGATATGACGCCGGGGCTTTCCAGGACGCCGCCCGGATTCGCGCCGTTGCCGAAGAAGGTCGCGCCGAATTCCTCCGTGGCGAGGGCCAGGCCCACGGCGTTCTTTGACATGGCAATGGGGCTGTAGCCCACCAAGCCATCGAACCCCAGGCCCGGAATATGCAGCACATCCTCCCGGCGCAGGGGAATCTGCTGGCTGTCTTTGAGATAGAGGTAAACCAGGCGGCCCGCGTCGTCGCGGTCAACGGTCATTTTGTTGGGCAGCAGCGGGTGCAGCGATATTACCTGGCCGCGTCCGTCGCGGATGATCTGCGCGTAGGCGTTGCCCCAAAGCAGCAAGTGCGCCATCATGGTTTCCCGGAGCAGGAACGAGGTCATTTCCGGGCTGGCCTCGTCGTGCAGTAGAAAATATAGCGGGTGATCAACGCAGCGCTCCTTGCCGCCGCCCTCCTTGTAGCGGTACACGTGCAGCGGCAGGCTGGCGATGGCCTCGGACAAAATACGAACGCAGGCATAAACCGCCGTGACGGTCATGGCCGTGCGCTCGTTGACTTTTTTGCCGCTGGCTGTATCGCCGAAGGGGAAAGCGACACCGCCCTCCCAGCGATTACGGGGCGCGTCGCGGGTGCGCCGTCCAAACAGCCTCATAAAATGAGTAGCCCCCTTTCTTCGTACACGCTCTTGACGTGCCCGCCGCCGCGTTGTGCCCGGTCGAGGGCCATAATCAGTGCAACGGCCCCGTCAATCTTTTCGCTGGATTTTTCCTTGTCGGGTTTGATGTTACCAGCCGGGTCGGTGCGCACAAAAATATTGTCCATCATCCAGCGCAGCACCGGGTGGCCGCCGTGGGCCAGCTTTCCTTCAAGCGTCAATCTCATAAGCTCCTTTGAGGGCGGCGACATAGATTTGAAGCCCTGGCCGAAGGGCACCACCCGGAACCCATGACCATCAAGATTTTGGATCATGTGCGTGGCGTTCCAATCGTCATAAGCAATCTCGCGGATGTTGTACATTTTGCCGAGTTCTTCAATCGCTTTTTCTATGAAGCCATAATGCACGACATTGCCCTCGGTGGTTTTCAAATGGCCCCGCGCGGCCCATACGTCATACTGCACATGGTCGCGCCGGACGCGCTGCGGCAGGGTATCCTCCGGGAGCCAGAAGAAAGGCAAAATCTCGAAGCGATCCTCAACATCCACCGGGGGAAATACCAAAACGAACGCGGTGATATCCGTTGTTGACGATAAATCCAACCCGGCATAGCAGGGCCGCCCGCGCAGAACCTCCGGGTCAACGGGATGGGCACAAACATCCCACTTTTCCATGGGCATCCAGCGTATGCTTTGCTTTACCCATTGACAAAGCCGCAGCTGCCGGAATAGGTTCTCCTCGGCGGGGTTCTGCTTTGCCGATTCGCAAGCCAGCTGCAATTTTTCCTCGTCCACGGTGATCCCAAGGGAGGGATTCGCCTTGCGCCAGACGGCGGGATCAGTCCAGTCGTCGGATTCAGCCGTGCCGTATATGACCGGGTAAAATGTCGGGTCGGCCTTGCGGCCCTCTAAAATATCCAGAGCCTTATTATGCACTTCGTAGCAAATGGACTGCGTGTCATTGCCCGCCGTTGTAATGAGAAAGTACAGGGGCTGCTTGCGGGCGTCGCCGGAGCCGTGGGTCATGACATCATAAAGCTGGCGATTGGGCTGGGCATGAAGCTCGTCGAACACCACGGCGTGGACATTGAGGCCGTGTTTGGTATATGCCTCTGCCGAAAGCACCTGATAAAAACTGTTGAGCGGCTTATATATGAGCCGCTTTTGTGACATGACCGGCTTGATGCGCGAACGCAGGGCCGGGCACTGCTCAATCATGCCGCAGGCGACGTCAAATACGATGCTGGCCTGCTGCCGATCACTGGCGCAGCCGTAGACCTCGCCGCCATGTTCGCCGTCACCGCATGTGAGCAGCAGGGCTATAGCTGCCGCGAGTTCTGATTTCCCCTGCTTTTTTGCGATCTCAATATACGCCGTGTTAAACTGGCGATATCCCGAGGGTTTGACGATACCCATGAGGTCGCGGACAATTTGCTCCTGCCAGTCGATCAATTCAAAGTTCTGGCCGTACCACTCGCCCTTTGTGTGCTTTAGGCAATTGATGAATTTGACGGCGTTGGTGGCCTGCCTCTCGTTGTACGTGGAATAGGGGGCCATGAAGGGGGTGGGGGTATAATTTTTTAGTTTTCGCATAGATTTCCTCCAATTAAAAAAGCTCCCGCCGTTTCCGGCAGAAGCTCATTGTTTTCTATTTTATTTATATTTCAGGATATTGGACGCGCTCAAATGTGTACACCCATACCCACGGGTTCGTGGCCCAGGCATAGCCGCGCTTGGCGTTGAAGCTATCCCAAAAGTCCGCAAAGCGGCGAATGTTTCTGCGGGGGGTATAGCGGGCCGCGTCCGCAAGCCCTTCCGCGATGGCGTCGCGCTCGGATATATCTTGCAGCCGTTCCACCCGCACGTCCGTCACCCGCAGGAATATGCGGGCCAGTTCGCGGGGCATGATCATGGAGGGCCGCCATTTTTGCCCTTCGGCAAGCGGGGCCTGTTTCCCGGCGTAGTCAGCCCGGTATATGATACCGCCCGCCAGCTGTATTCCGACGCCCCAGGTTTCCCGCACCCAAAGGATGTCGCCGGGCTGGTAACGCGGGCGGTGAACCCCACCGGCCCATTCCAGGCGCAGGGGGTTCTCCTTATTTCCGGCGATCCCTGCCGGGCGGCCCTTGCAGCCTTCCGGCACCCGGAAGGCCCGGCGCGTCTGCGTCTTTAGGTCGGCCCGGATAGCCAGCACCGACGTCACTTCAAAAAATATCGGTCTTTCTGCCATTAAGTATGATCTCCTTTGCAGGCCCCGGCGTCATAGGTGCCGGTTGTATTTGTGCCTGCTGTTATTGCCGGTCAATGTGATCGGCGTGGTTTCAAATACCCCGCCGTCGCGCTCAATGTGATTCGTCCAGGCCGCACCGCCGAATTCCCGGAGCAGAGCCTTGGCCGCCGTGATTTTAATGCCGGAAACGATGTCCTCGGCATCCTCCACCGTGGCGAAGGGGCAGTCGTACCAGTTCCCCTCATGGTGGGGGCAGCCGGGGCAGTCGCCGTCCGGGTTCGCCGTGCAGCCGCGCTCCCCGATGGCATCGGCTCCATTTTGAAAGCGCGTTTGCGCGTCCACGGTTTCGGGGAAGCGGTAATAGTTCAAGCGCATATTTTTGTCCTCCTTGCTCAGGGCATAAGTTCAATATTGGGATAGTCGGTTTCGCGGTCGAACTTGACCGTGTAGCGGGTTTCGGATTTTTCGCCGGGGAGCCGGACGATCACCCGAATATCGCCCTCGAATGCCTTATAGGCCCGCAGTACCCGCGCCCCGGTGGGAAGCTGCTCTTTGACTTGCTTCATTTGCTTGTCGCTCATTTTGGTTCCCCTTTCCCTGCGGCGTTCGCCGCGCCGAGGTTGTAAGCCGACTCCAGCGCCATGCGCAGGCCCCATACGGAAACGTCGTGGAAGTCCAGGCTGTCGCTGTTTCGGGTTTCGAGGGTGCCGACGCCGAGATGGGTTTGGGCGATGCCTTCCAGCAATTCGCGCAGTTTGTTGTTTGTCATTGCTCTGTTCTCCTTAATTCTCAATTTTGTTCAAAATAAAATCTGCTTCGGCGTAGCCCTCCGAGATAACAAAGGCTTTCGCGACTTCGTAGCTTGGTGCGGA